AATAACACTATAGTTTTAGCTTCTAATAATGCGAATTTTGGAGGGACAATAACTGCAGCAGGTGGTTCTACTAATAATAATGATGATGCTAATATTTTAACCTTAAATGCTAGTCAACATGCAAGGCTTTTAGTAGATACTTCTTCAACAAGTGGTCATAGAGCAACTCTAGTTTTAGAGTCTAATAGCAATGAATTAACTTTAGCAACAACAGGCAGTGCCTCTGAATTAATACCTGTTGGTGATTTTACATTAAACACTACTGGCGGTGAAATGATTTTCCAACAAGACACTAATGATGGAAATATTAATTTTAACTGTGATGACGGTAGTGGTGGCGTAACAACATATTTATCTTTTGATGGTGGTGATACAGACATTAATGTTTATAAGAGTCTTCATATGTCAGACAATGTTAAAGCAAATTGGGGTAATGGTAACGACCTTCAAATATATCATGATGGTTCAAATAGTTATATAGATAACAATATAGGTTGGTTAAATATACCTGTCAGTCAAAATGGGGTGAGTATCGCTAACGCAGATTTTAGTGCATCTATTGCTAGATTTCTTCTTGGTGGAGCTGTAGAACTCTACCATAATGGAACAAAAATGGTTGAAACAATGTCTGATGGTATTGCTGTTCCAGCAACTAAAGGTGTTTACTTTGATGGTGGTTCTCATACGTATATAAAAGAAATTAGTGCAGATAGATTAGGTTTATATGCTGGTGGTGTATTAATGTTAGATTTGGGTGAAAATGGTAATTCAACTTATATGGATATGCACGCGCATACCGTTTCAATACATTCATCGCAAGCTGGTATGTATCCTACGTTTCAGGTTAAAAATACAAACGCTGATGCTAATCCACCAAGAATAAGTTTAATTAAAGATTCTGCAAGCCCAGCAGATAATGATGAGACTGGTAGGATTTATATGTATGGAGATAATGATGCTGGTGAACAAATAGAATCAGTATTGATAAGAGGTATGATGACTGATGTTTCAGATGGTAGTGAAGATTCATCATTAGAATTCTATACATATGCGGCAGGTTCACAAGGTGGTGCAGATTTAAAATTAGATTACTTAGGAGCAACTTTTGGTGGTGATGTAAGAATACCACAAGGAGCTTTTGTTGCAAGTCAAACTTCTACAACTAATCCTGTGTTAAGATTAACAAACACAGATGTAAACGATTATAACTTTACTTTTCCAGATAATTCTACACTTCAATTAGGCTCAGATGTAAGCAGTGATTTAATATTTAAACTAACTAACGCTGGCTCAGGTGATTTTAATTTAGATGTTGGAGGTGATGCGACTTTTGCAGGTGATGTTGGTATTAAAAAAGCAGCGGCAAATACTTTATTATATTTACAAAATACCGCTTCGGTTACAAGTGGAAACAGAGGTGATCTTGCTTTTTATAATTCTGATACATCTACAGTTGGGTTAATTAGAGCAACCGCTGTTACTGATAATGTGGGAACTGAATTAGAATTTTATACACGACCAGCAAGTGGTTCATTAACAAAAGCTCTTACTATTGATTCTAATCAAAACGCAGTTTTTGAAGGACCCGTGTGGATACCTAATTATATATATCATGTAGGTGATTCTAACAGTTACTTTGGATTTAGTGGTGCAGACACTTATGTTGTTGTTGCGGGTGGTACGTCGACATTACAAGTTGCTAGTGGGGTAGTGGAATCATCAGGAATATTTGCCGCAGGAAATGGCGCTGTTGGTGCTCCTGCATTTACATTCGCAAGTGATTTAAATACTGGAATGTATAGAATTGGTGCTGATAATATAGGGTTTGCAACTGGTGGTAGTACTGCTTTAGAAATAAAATCCACACAGGATGTACAAGCAACAAGAGCAAGAAGTAATACAGCAGGAGAAGTTGCTTTAAGTATACAGCCATCAGACAGTACAATACATTATGGTTTTCGTATAGACCAAGCAAATAATTTTTTAAACATTGACAGAGTTGATAGTGCTGTTAATTTAATGAAATTAGATTACAATGCTAATGCAACTTTTTTAGGCACTACTAAAGCAACTACATTTTTAGTTAATAGAACTTCAGCAGCTGGAGTTGGTGCTTCATTAGGTGATATTAACGGTGTTGAACTTGGACCAGGGTATTTAAGTTTAGCAAGAGATGATACAGCAGACGCTAAACAAATAGTTTTTGAAAAGAATGATGGGGAACATAGTTACTTACAAACAACAACTGATGGCCTTGAGATTAAGGGTAATGGAGTTCATTTTAGTACAGATGACACTTTTGTTTCAAGTTACAATTATACATTTAGAGATGCTGTAGGTATTACTAATCCTAATGCTACATCCGCGGCAAGTAACTCTAATACAGTAATGTCAATAGGAGCAAGATCCGGTGGTACTGTACATACCTCATTAATAACTACAGGAGCTATTGGAATTAATGAAGCATCCCCAACAGCTACGCTTCAAGTAAATGGAGACATAAAAATAGGTTCAGGAGCAGGTTCAGGTAGTGATTCAAATAATATGAGTATTCAAGTAAGTAACGCAACTTATGGTGATACTGCTAATTTAGGATTATTAGTTAGAAACAATGGTACAAATGGAGAGTTTGCTCAAATAGGATTTGGTTATTCTGAATCTAGATGTCCAGTAGTTATTGGTTCAGTAATTACAGATGGTGGAAGTGCTACAAAAGCAGACTTTATAGTAGGTACAAGAAGTACAACAACTGGAAGTGATGCACCTTCAGAACGTATGCGTATTGCAAGTGATGGGGTTGTATCTGTTAATGGTGCTGTTTCAGGTTATGGACAATTTAATGTTAGTGGTACAGATGCAAAACCTATAGTAGCATTAAGGTCAACAAGTGGACGAGCAAGATTAGGTTTTTATGAAAGTGGTTCAGGAAGATTCTATTTAGAATCATTAAATGGTGGTAATGGATTACAATTTGTGAATGGTGATGGAACAAGCGAAGCGGCAAGATTTGATGCAAATGGTGTGCTACAAGTTGGAATTACTTCATCACAAACACAAGCAAGATTAAATGTTAGAGAAAATGGCTCAGGTATTGAGTTTGGTCATACAAATGTTTCCGATAAGTATTTTGGAACTTTAGGTTCTTATGGTAGTAATGGTTCACCTTTCATATCATTTTCTTGTATGAATGAACATAACGTTAATACTTGGACTACCAAAAGTACGGTTGGAAATATTATAAGTGGTGATTTAAGTGGAAATTTAGTTTTTCAACAAGTAACTTCTACAAATTCAACTGGACAAACGCCTACAGAACGTATGCGTATTACAAGTGCAGGAAAAGTTGGAATTGGTACGCCATCCCCAAGTAGAAATTTATCAATAGTTTCTGATTCTTTTTATAGTTTAGAATTACAAGGTAGTAATGCTTATAATAATCTTGTAGATACTGGTATAGTTTTTTCAGCTAAATATGATTCTAGTGGACAAATCACAGATGTTGCATCTATTAGAGGAGGAAGGTCTAGCACTGCCGATGGTAATTTTGGTGGGGATTTAAAATTCTTTACAAGAACTAATGGTGGTAGTGATACAGAACGCATGCGTATTACAAGTGCAGGAGCTGTAGGAATAGGAACAGACTCACCTGGCGTAAAATTCCAAGTGGTTGAAAGCACAGCTAGTTGGACAGGTGATTTTAAGAATTACACAACAAATGGCTATGGTTTAAGGGTAGATATGAGTGGGGCAAGCTCATCTAATGGTTATGTTTTTGGCGCTTATAGCCCCGCTGGAGTTGGATTATTTCTAAATGGTGCCGGTAATGTGGGAGTTGGAATTACGGCCCCATCAGAAAAACTTCACGTGGTAGGTAATGGTCTTTTTACAGGCTCTGTATCTATAACCGCTGATGGTCAACCAGCTTTATCAGTTACCGGTGGTATTAGTTGTGGTTTAAATTTAGTAATTGCAGAAGACAGTCAATTACAAGCTAGTAGAAACACAACTACAGATAGTGTAGCAGCAGCAGCAGCTAGTTTTATAGATCATAATACAGGTTCTGGTAATAGAGCTACTATAACAATGGAAGCTAACTCTTATCAAGGAGCTAAACACATAGAGTTTTATCAAGCAACAACAGTAAACGGTTCTATATCTTCAGGTTTAAATGCAACTGGCTTTAATACTTCTTCTGATTACAGATTAAAAGAAGATTTAAAAGATTTTAATGGACTTGATAAAGTTTCTAAAATACCTGTTTATGATTTTAAATGGAAGTCAGATGACAACGCTAGAGCATATGGTGTTATGGCTCACGAACTCCAAGAAATTTTACCACAAGCAGTTAGTGGTGATAAAGATGAAAGAAACGAAAACGGAAAACCTATATATCAGGGTGTTGATTATAGTAAGTTAGTTCCAGTACTACTCAAATCTATACAAGAACTAGAGGCAAGAGTAAAAGAACTAGAAAGCAAGTAATAAGATATTTAGCTGGTGACAGCTAATTTGTTTAACCTTTAAATTTAAAAACATGGCATTAAAAGGATCATATGATTACAAAGGCATCGCAGTAGCGGATGCGTATGTAAAAATATCAAGCGTAAATTGGAATTGCAGTAGTAATTCTGAGAATTACGTAAAGACTGCAGCTGTGTACAATTCTGATGGTACAATTAAAACCCCTGAAGTGAAAGCTGACAGGTGGACACAAACTACAATTGGAAATTGGCACGCAAATGTTTATAAAGATAAAGCTGCTAGAGATGCAAATCCTAACAATCATATCTGCTCAGTAAGCGGATCATTTGATATGGACTTGAAAGATAGCGCTAAAAACCCTGTAAAACAGGCTTACGTTGCTGCAAAAGCAATGGATCTTTATAAAGGTATGGCAGACGCTTAATAGCGGTGACAATAGCTATTTAATATTGTTATATTATATGTAATAATATTAAAGTAAATTTTAACAATTAAATTAAATTAACTATGAGTAAAGAAGTAGAAAATATCTCTGAAGAACAATTAAAAGAACTTCAAGGACACGTTAACAAAATTAACCAAGCACAATTACAGCTTGGTGGCTTAGAATCTCAAAAACATAATTTACTACACGCTGTAGTAAAAATGCAGACTGAGTTAACTGAGTTTCAAGGTAAACTAGAAGAGGAGTACGGAAAAGTAAGTATTAACATACAAGACGGATCTATCGCACCACTTCCTGAAAACGTGGAAGATGAAGCTGATACGCAAAATTAGTATCGGTAAAGATTATAAAAATGACGCAATGCATTACTCTGTAGGCCAAGAGGTTTACGGAGGGCACGTCATTTGTGATATACTAGAGAGAGAAGAGAAATATAGCGTTTTTATTAGAAAAAACAAAGATGTTATTCCTTGGAAAGACTTTAATAAAAATATGGCTATATCAGTAGAATATAATCTTGAATACTGATGCGTAGTATATTCGATTTTGTTATACAACCAAAAAAATCAAGATACCAAAATACTAAACAAGTTGGTGATAAAGAACTTATACTTAACACAGAAATCTTTAATCACCAATATGTTAGTAGAGAAGCTACAGTAATAGCAACACCAACTACATTAGATACACCAATAAAAATAGGTGATGACGTTATTGTACATCATAATATATTTAGAAGATGGCATAACGTAAGAGGCGAAGAAAAAAATAGTAGAAACTACATATCTGAAGATACGTACTTGTGTCAACCTGAGCAACTATATCTACATAAACAAGATGGCAAATGGATACCGCAGCAAGGTTTTTGTTTTGTAAAGCCATTAGAAAATAAAGATATATTTAGCATAGACAAAGAAAAACCATTAATTGGTATTTTAAAATACGCTGGTGATGATTTAAACGCGCTAGGATTAAACGAAAATGATTTAGTTGGGTTTTCACCCTACAGTGAGTTTGAGTTTGTTATAGATGACGAGAGACTTTATAGAGTATTAACTAATTCAATTACAATTAAATATGAATACCAAGGACAAGAAGAAGAATATAATCCAAGCTGGGTATAGAGCGGTTGATGAACTTATAAAAGTTGCTAAAGAAAAAATTGTTGATAGTGATGATGATGTTTCTGCGGACAGGTTAAAAAATGCAGCAGCAACGAAGAAGCTAGCAATATTCGATGCGTTTGAAATACTAAATCGTATTGATGAAGAAAAAGCTATGCTTGAGGGCAAAGCAAAAGAAGAAAGTACACCAAAAGCATTTGGTGGATTTGCAGAAACTAGATCTAAATAATGCATAAGCAAACATTATATAAAATTGTTAAGCCGGTAAAAATCAATACACTTAAGCGACTTAATAAAAGTAAAAAGTGGAAATATGGTTACAATAAAGAAAATGATATTGTAGTTATAAGTAAGACAGGGCAAATAGGTGATATTATTGAAATACAAAATTTAAAAATAGCACTACCAAAGCAACCTGCAAAAATAAAGAAATTTAAAAGTGATAAATGGGAAGTATCTCCTTATCCAAAAGAACTCAATAGAATAAAGACAATATTTGACTGGAGAGATTATCCTGATGAGTTTAAGAATAAATACATTGATTATATAGAGGATGAATTTACAAGAAGAGATGAGGGGTTTTGGTATTATAATAAAGGCGTGCCTACTTATATTACTGGTACTCATTACATGTACCTCCAATGGTCAAAAATTGACGTCGGGCAACCTGATTTTAGAGAAGCAAATAGATTATTCTTTATATTCTGGGAAGCTTGCAAAGCAGATGTTAGATCGTACGGTATGTGTTACCTCAAAAACAGACGATCTGGTTTTTCATTCATGGCCTCAGGTGAAATCGTTAACCTTGCCACAATATCATCAGATGCAAGATTCGGTATATTATCTAAGTCTGGTGCCGATGCTAAAAAGATGTTCACAGACAAAGTTGTACCAATATCCGTCAACTATCCTTTCTTTTTCAAACCTATACAGGATGGAATGGACAGACCGAAGACAGAGTTGGCGTACAGAGTACCAGCGTCTAAGCTTACAAGAAGAAAGCTTACCATTGCTACCAGTGATCAACCAGAAGAACTTACCGGTCTTGATACGACTATCGATTGGAAAAACACCGGTGATAATTCATATGACGGTGAGAAATTAAAACTTCTTGCGCATGATGAATCAGGTAAGTGGGAAAGACCAGATAATATATTAAACAACTGGAGAGTAACTAAAACCACATTACGATTAGGTAGCAGAATTATAGGTAAATGTATGATGGGTTCAACTTGTAATGCGTTGGACAAAGGAGGCGATAATTTTAAAAAACTATATTATAATTCAGATGTTACCAAACGAAATAGAAATGGCCAAACTAATTCGGGTCTTTATTCTTTCTTTATACCAATGGAGTGGAATTATGAAGGTTTCATTGATGAATATGGAATACCTGTTTTTGAAACTCCAGAAAAAGAAGCAATTGGTCCGTATGGCGATGTCATTGACACGGGTGTTATTGAGCACTGGCAAAACGAAGCTGAAGGGCTTAAAAATGATCAAGACGCGTTAAATGAATTTTATCGTCAGTTTCCTAGAACTGAAGAGCACGCGTTTAGAGATGAAACTAAAAATAGTATATTTAATCTAGTAAAGCTGTACGAACAAATAGATTATAACGAAGAACTTTATAACTCATCAGTAATTACTAAAGGTAATTTTCAATGGGTTAATGGTATAAAAGATACAAGCGTTATATTTTATCCAGATAAAAATGGTAGATTTTATGTGTCTTGGGTACCACCTATGCACATGCAAAACAAAGTTACTGTAAAAAATGGATTAAAACACCCTGGTAATGAGCACGTTGGAGCATTTGGATGTGATAGCTATGACATATCAGGAACAGTTGACGGTAAAGGATCAAAAGGATCGCTGCATGGTTTAACAAAGTTTAGTATGGACGAAGCTCCTGCTAATCATTTTTTCTTAGAATACGTAGCAAGACCAGCAACTGCTGAAATTTTCTTTGAAGATGTTCTTATGGCCTTAGTATTTTATGGTATGCCGTTACTTGCAGAAAATAATAAACCGCGGTTATTGTATTATCTACGAAGACGTGGTTATAGAGGTTACTCAATGAATAGACCTGATAAAGTTTGGAATAAATTATCTGTAACCGAAAAAGAAATAGGTGGTATACCAAACTCTAGTGAAGATATTAAACAAGCACACGCGGCGGCAATTGAGATGTATATACAAGAGCATGTTGGCGAAAAAGGTGATGGTAATTATGGTGATATGTATTTCAACAGAACACTAAACGATTGGTCTAAGTTTGATATAAACAAAAGAACAAAATTTGATGCTACCATAAGTTCAGGTTTAGCCATAATGGCTTGTAATAGACATTTATATACGCCAAATGCTGATAAAGAAACAAGTAAAGTAAATATAAGTTTTGCTAGGTATTCAAACGCTGGAGCAAGATCACAAATAATTAAATAAATATGTCCGAAAAAGCAATAAAAGGTTATTTTCCAAGTCAGGTAGTTAGCGACCTAGAAAAAGCTAGCTATGATTATGGTTTAAAAGTAGCTAAAGCTATTGAATATGAATGGTTTGGTAAAGACACTGGCTTAAATAGATTTAAAACAAATCAAGCGTCATTTCATAAGTTAAGGTTATACGCGAGAGGCGAACAATCAATACAAAAATATAAAGATGAGTTATCTATTAATGGTGATTTATCTTATCTTAATTTAGACTGGAAACCAGTCCCAATAATCCCTAAGTTTGTAGATATAGTAGTAAATGGCATAGCTGAGAGAACGTATGATATAAAAGCATATTCACAAGATCCATATGGGGTTTCAAAGAGAACTGAATACATGCAGTCTATTATACGTGACATGAAGACTCAAGATCTTAATAACTTTGTTGAAGATGCTTTTGGTATTAATATGTTTGAAAATGACCCTGATAGTCTACCAGGTGACTCTGATGAGTTAGCATTACACATGCAGTTAAGCTACAAACAATCAGTTGAACTAGCAGAGGAACAAGCAATAAATGTTTTATTAGAAGGTAACAAGTACGAACTAACAAAGAAAAGATTATATTATGATTTAACTGTTTTAGGTATTGCATCAGTTAAAAATTACTTTACAACATCAGAGGGTGTTAAAATTGAGTATGTTGATCCAGCTAATTTAGTTTACTCATACACTGAATCACCTTATTTTGATGACGTATACTACGTTGGTGAAGTAAAAAATATTCCTATAAACGAACTCAAGAAAGAGTTTCCTGAGCTAACAGACGGCGAGTTAGAAGAAATACAACAACAAGGTATTTATAACGATGGTTATTCTAATAGATCCTCATATGAGAGAACGCATTTAGACAAAAACATTATACAAGTTTTATACTTTAATTATAAGACTTACGCTAATGAAGTTTATAAAGTTAAGGAAACTTCTACAGGCGCCACTAAAATGTTACAAAAAGACGATTCATTTAACGTGCCTGAGGGTGAGGGTAAATTTGCAAGAGTATCTAACGCGTTAGAAGTATTATATGAAGGTGCTTTAGTATTAGGTAGTAAGAAGTTATTAAAATGGCAACTTGCTAAAAACATGGTGAGACCTAAGAGCGACTACACGAAAGTTAAAATGAACTACAGTATTGTTGCTCCAAGGATGTATAAAGGTAAAATTGAATCACTAGTAAGTAGAATAACAGGTTTTGCTGACACTATACAGTTAACACATTTAAAGTTACAGCAGGTAATGTCACGTATGGTTCCTGATGGTGTTTACTTGGATGCTGATGGTTTAGCTGAAGTTGATCTAGGTAACGGTACAAACTATAATCCACAAGAAGCACTAAACATGTTCTTTCAAACTGGTAGTGTTATTGGTAGGTCTTTAACGTCAGAAGGTGATATGAACCCAGGTAAAGTTCCTATACAAGAAATATCAAGCGGTAGCGGTGGAGCGAAGCTACAAAGCTTAATTGGCACATACAATTATTATCTACAGATGATAAGAGATGTAACTGGTTTAAATGAGGCAAGAGATGGTAGCGCTCCAGATAAAAATGCTTTAGTAGGCGTGCAAAAACTTGCAGCTGCAAATAGTAATACGGCAACTAGACACATATTGCAAAGTGGTTTATTCTTAACGTCAGAACTAGCCGAATCATTATCACTTAGAATATCTGATATAATAGAATATGCACCAACAAAAGAAGCGTTTATACAGGCTATAGGTGCTCACAACGTTGCTACTCTTGAAGAAATGCAAAATTTACACTTGTATGATTTTGGTATATTTATTGAGTTAGCCCCAGATGAAGAAGAAAAACAATTACTTGAAAATAACATACAAGTTGCTTTAGCCCAAAAGAACATTGAACTTGAAGACGCTATAGATGTTAGGGAAATTAAAAACTTAAAACTTGCAAATCAGTTATTAAAAGTAAGACGTAAAAAGAAAATTGAAAGAGATCAGATGATACAGCAACAAAATATACAAGCCCAAGCGCAAGCTAATGCTCAGGCTCAACAAGTTGCTGCACAAGCTGAAGTTCAAAAACAACAAGCATTAACACAAAGTAAAGTGCAACTAGAACAAGCTAAAGCTCAACTAGATACACAAAAACTACAAAGTGAAGCTATGTTGAAAAAAGAATTAATGAACCACGAGTTTCAAATTAACATGAGATTAAGAGAAATGGAAGTGGAAACATTAAAACAAAAAGATTCTAATAAGGAAGATCGTAAAGATGAACGTACTAGAATACAAGCATCTCAACAATCTGAATTAATAGATCAAAGAAAAACTGGCAAACCACCTAAAAAATTCGAGTCTACAAGTAATGATATACTTAGTGGCGATTTTGATTTAGGTATGTTTGAGCCTAGATGATTTGTTTAATTTTATAATATTATATTATGGCTAAAAAAGATGTAAAAAAGGCTGAAGAGGCTGTTGAAAAAGTTGAAGAAACTAAACAACCTAAAGCTGAAGAAAAAGGTACATTAAAAATAAAACCAAAAATGCGAAAAGTCAACAAAGATGAAATAATTAAGGTTGATTTAAGAAAGGTTGATAAAGAAGAAGTACCAAAAGAAGAGGCGCAAGAAGGTGCTGAAGAAAAAGTAGAAGAAACTACTGAAGCTGTTTTAGAGGAGGTAAAAGAAGAAGTAGAGGAAAAAGAAGAAGAGCAAGAAGAAAAACCTATTATTGAAGAGGTAAAAGAAGAAGAAGAAACTAAAACAGAAACAAAAGAAGAGATTAAAGAAGAGGTTGCAGAAGTTGAAGAAGAGGTAAAAGAAGAGCAACCTAAGTTACCAGAGAATATACAGAAAGTTATAGACTTTATGGAAGAAACTGGTGGTGATCTTGAGGATTATGTAAAACTAAACCAAGATTATAGTAAGTATGATGATGCTATGGTTTTAAGAGAGTATTACAGACAAACTAAACCTCATTTAACATCTAGTGAAATAGACTTTTTAATGGAAGATGGTTTTACTTACGATGAAGATGTTGATGATCCAAAGGATATAACCAGAAAGAAATTGGCTTTTAAAGAGCAAGTTGCTTCTGCCAGAAGCCATATGGATAAACTAAAATCCAACTACTATACGGAAATTAAAAGCGGGGTTAAGTTAACTCCAGAACAACAAAAGGCTATTGATTTCTTTAATAGATACAACGAAGAGAAGCAAGAAAGTGATAAAACACTTGAAACGCAACAAACAACTTTTGTCAATAAAACAAATGAAGTTTTCAGCAATAATTTCAAAGGTTTTGAATATAATGTTGGTGACAAGAGATACAGGTTTAACGTTAAAAATACCGACGAGGTAAAAACAACACAAAGCGATATTAATAATTTTGTTAAACGTTTTGTTGATAAAAAGAACGTGATGAGCGACGCTGTTGGTTATCATAAATCTTTATTTACTGCAATGAATGCTGACGCTGTAGCTAATCATTTTTATGAGCAAGGTAGAGCGGATGGTATTAAGCAAAGTATGGCTAACGCTAAAAATGTAGATATGGCACCTCGCCAAGCACCAACTGATGTTGAAGCGGGTGGTATAAAAGTTAGAGCTGTAAGTGGAGATTCGCCTTCAAAACTTCGATTCAAAATTAAAAAATAAGTTTAACATTACAAAATATAATAAAAAATGGCAGTAATAACTCCAAGTGGCGGGTCGAATTTAAATTCGGTACCTGCTCCGGTAAAACAAACGCTTTCTTCTAATTATATCGATTTTACTGCGTCTGGCACAGCAGGTTGGGCACAGCAGTATTTACCAGATTTAATGGAAGCGGAAGCTGAGGTATTCGGAAAAAGAACTATCTCTGGCTTTTTAGAAATGGTCGGCGCTGAAGAAGCAATGACATCAGATCAAGTAATTTGGTCAGAACAAGGTAGATTACATATTAAGCTTGCAGCTACTGTAACTACTGCGTCTTCTGGTTTAATTACATTTGGCTCAGCTCATGAGATTAGAGAAGGTGATACTATTCTTGTACACAAAGCTGCTGCAACGTTAAAATGTTACGTTTCAGCTGTCCCAAGTGCAACTACTATCACAGCTCTTCCATATGCGCAAGCTGCTTTATCAACTGGATCATCTTTTGCTGATTCTAATTCTGTAACTGTACTAGTTTACGGTTCTGAATTTGCTAAAGGTGTTGCAGGTAGAACTGAGGCTATCGAGCCTTCTTTCAAATCATTTACTAACAAACCAATTATCATTAAAGACATGTATCAGGTTTCAGGATCTGACGCGTCTCAAGTTGGTTGGGTTGAAGTAACTGGAGAAGACGGACAAAACGGATACTTATGGTATCTAAAAGCTGAAGGTGATACTAGAGCTAGATTTGCTGATTACTTAGAGATGTCTCTAGTAGAGTCAGAGAAAAAAGCTGGTTCAGCTAACGCTTCTGTACCTGATGGTACTGAAGGTTTATTTGCAGCTATAGAGGATAGAGGTCACACTACAACTGGTGTTGACGGAAACACTGCAGCTGAAGATTTAGATGATTTTGATGAAATACTCAAAAAATTCGATGGTCAAGGAGCAATTGAAGAAAACATGTTATATGTTAACAGAAAAGTATCATTATCAATTGATGATATGTTAGCAGCTCAGAACTCTTATGGTTCTGGTGGTACTTCTTACGGAGTATTCAATAACTCTGAAGATATGGCTCTTAATTTAGGATTTACAGGATTCAGAAGAGGTTCTTATGACTTCTACAAGCAAGACTGGAAATACTTAAATGATCAAGGTACAAGAGGAGCTTTCGGTGATAACGATATAAGAGGTGTTATCGTTCCTGCTGGTACTTCATCTGTTTATGATGAGGTTCTTGGTAGAAACTTAACAAGACCTTTCTTACACGTTAGATACAGAGCTTCACAAGCTGATGATAGAAGAATGAAAACTTGGATCGTAGGTTCAGTAGGTGGAAACATCACAACTGACATTGACAAGATGGAAGTTCACTACCTATCTGAAAGATGCTTGGTAGTACAAGGAGCAAATAACTTTATGTTATTTAACTAATACTTTTTAAAAGAGTTAGGCGCTTTGGCGCCTAGCCCTTTTATTTTTTTTTAATATTTAATTTTATTATATCATGGCAAAAAAAGAAACAAATAGTTGGGAGGTTAAAGATAGAACTTACTATCTACTAAATGGTAAATCTCCACTAACTTGCACAATAAAAAGCAAGAGTATTTTTTGGTTCGATAACGACAAAGGATACGAAAGAGAATTAAAATACACACTTAATCAAAAAACACCTTTTGTAGACGAATTTAAAGGTGATGCAAGATTAGGTCATATTGTTTTTGAAGATGGCGTTTTAAACGTACCAAAAGAAAAACAAACATTGCAAAAATTACTATCAATATATCATCCGTCAAACGGCATTGTTTATGCTGAATTTGATGCTGTTCAAGAAGCAAAAGATGATTTAGTTGATATTGAAATGGAAATAGAAGCTTTAAATATAGCTCAATCTATAGATTTAGATCATGCAGAGGCTATATTAAGAGTTGAACAAGGAAGTGCTGTCACGGACATGACTTCTAAAGAAATAAAGAGGGATGTATTAGTATTTGCTAAGAAAAATCCTAAATTATTTATTGACTTAGTAAATGATGAAAATGTAGAAGTTAGAAACTTTGGTATTAAAGCTGTTGAAGCAAATATATTAAAGTTATCTGATGATCAGAGAACATTCAATTGGGTTAGTAACGGTAGAAAAGTTATGACTGTACCGTTTGATGAACATCCATACTCTGCTTTAGCTGCATTTTTTAAAACCGATGAAGGTTTAGAAATTTACAAAAGCATAGAAAAAAGATTAAAATAATAATCACTTATAGAGTAGTCATCTCTATGAGGTGACTACACTATATAAAAAGAAATTATGGCAGTAAATATAAATACAGTATATCAAAGAGTTTTAGCAATAGCTAACAAAGAACAAAGAGGTTATATAACTCCTCAAGAGTTTAATTTATTAGCAAACCAAGCACAGCTAGATATTTTTGAGCAATATTTTTATGATTTAAACCAATTTAGCAGATTACCTGGCAACGAAACTAAGTATGCTGATATGGTTGATATTATAGAAGAAAAAATATCTGTATTTGAGAAGTTTAGACAAGATGTAACTATGGCATCAGGAGGTGTTGGTACGTTACCGACGAATAATCACAAGCTAGGTGTTGTTAGTTTTAACAACTCTGGTACATATGTGGAAATAGAACACATAAATCAAAATGAACTAAACACGTATATTAATTCGCCTTTAACGACTCCCACATCAACAAGACCGATATACATAAAGACATCAGAAACGGCAATACAAGTTTATCCAATAACTATAACTTCCGCAGTAACGTGTAACTATATCGCTAAACCTACCTCTGTTAATTGGAACTACACTAACGTATTAGGTGAACCTTTATATAACTCTACCAACTCTATAAACTTCGAACTGCATGAGTCGGAAGAAACTGAGTTAGTGCTAAAGGTGTTAGAGCTAACTGGTCTTACAATAAAATCTCCAGATTTATATCAGATTGGTGACAAAGAAGATATTGAAGATATACAACAAGAAAAATTATAATAAATGGCTTTATTTACAGGAACACAACAATCGTATTACCAAGGATCAGATAACGCGTTTAATACAGCTGATGACTTAAGCACGTATGGCAATTATCAGTATGTTAACTTAAAAGATTTAGTTAATAATTTTATGATAGCCTATGTTGGTGAGGGTAAGATAATAAATAAAATTAAAAGGCCTGATGTTAATTTTCATGCTCAGAGAGCTATTGCTGAGTTAAGCTATGATACGTTAAGAACAGTTAAAACTCAAGAGGTAGAGGTAGGAGCTAATCTTACAATGCCACTACCACATGATTATGTTAACTATGTTAAAATAGCTTTTGTTGACGACAACGGTATTGAAAACATTTTGTACCCATCAAGAAAAACTAGTAACCCACAGCCAATAAATCAAGATGGTAGCTTTAATTATCAGTTTGATAGTGACGGTAACTTAGTACAAGCAAGCGACTCAACCTCATGGACAAGATACAAAGATAATTCAAACATTGACACTGGTGACACTGTAAATGAAAACGAGCCCGGTGCTTTATTACACGAGGGTGGAAGATATGGTATTGATCCAGAGTTTGCTAATTCTAACGGCGTGTATTATATTGATTTACATAGGGGTAGAATACACTTTAGCTCTAATATGCTAGAAAAAACAATATTACTAAAATACATCAGCGATAGTTTAGCTACAGAAGATGAGATGAAGGTTCACAAGTTTGCTGAAGAAGCTGTTTATAAATTTATTGCGCATGCAATACTATCTACAAGGGTTAATACACCTGAGTATTTAGTAGCAAGATTTAAAAAAGAAAGGTTTGCAGAAATAAGAAAAGCAAAGATTAGATTATCAAACTTCAACGCTGAGGAAATGGCTCAAGTAATGAGAGGTAAGTCGAAACAGATTAAACATTAATAAAATATGCCAGAGTTAAAGAGAAATTTTACATCAGGTCGAATGAATAAAGACCTTGATGAAAGGCTAGTACCTAATGGTGAATACAGAGATGCTCTAAATATCACTGTCTCTACGTCAACAGGCTCAAATGTTGGTTCTATACAAAGCGTCAAAGGAAGTACATCGGTATCTAATATTAATTGGGGTAGTTCAACTCGTTGCGTAGGATCTGTGCGCGACGAAAAAACAAACAAAATTTATTGGTTTATTCACGTGGATGGAAATAATTTTTCTGCTGACGGTATAGTAGAATACGACGTAAACACAGATAAAACAAATCCTGTTTTAATTGATAGAAATAATATACTTAATTTTAGCAATGACAATTTAATAACTGGAGCTAATATACTAGATGGTATATTATTTTTTACAGATGGCTTAAACGAGCCTAAACAAGTTGATATTGTTAAATGTAAAAATGGTTCTGTTGATTTTACCACGCACACAAAGTTGATCGTAAAAGGTAAAGATGAGGGTAACATATTAAAAGAGCATATTACTGTAATAAAAAAATCACCATTAAACGCACCGAACGTTACGCTATCAAATAGCATGAGAGATGGCATTGTTAACACAACGTTTCAGTCAAGCTTGAACTTTTTTGTTGATACGTCAGACGGGTCAAACCCAGTCTCATTAGCGCCTGGTTCCCCTATCGCTACTGGTAATAATGTAACGGGTAACAACACCACTAACATGACATTTTCGCCGAAGCCTAATTACAATGTTAGTGATGTTTTAAAATTTTCACACAAATCCACAGTTGAAACGGAAGAGCAAGAATACGAAGTTAGAGTATTATTAACAGAATTAGTTCCTACATCAAACGACGACACATCAAAAACTTTTAAAGCTAAAATTTTAAGCATAACTAATGACGTTATTGGTACTGCTAATATAGTTTGGGACGTGACGTTAGAGCAAAAAGACCCATTTTTTGAACTTGCTTTTCCAAGGTTTGCGTATAGGTGGAAATATTCTAATGGCCAATACTCTGCATTTTCGCCTTTTAGTGAAGTAGCGTTTTTGCCAGATGAAGTTAATGGCTTTGAATACGACACTAAAGATGGTCATAACTTAGCAATGACAAATAACGTACGTAAAATTACACTAAATACTTTTGATACAAAGCCAAAAGATGTAACGGAACTTGATATACTATACAAACAATCAAATAATACTAATGTATACACTGTAAAATCTTTAAAAAATAATGAAACTTCATTTGATATAACCTCTGAGCAAATACATGCATCTTTACCTTCAAATCAAATACTAAGGCCTTACGATAACGTACCAAGAAAAGCAAAAGCACAAGAAATTGTAGCAAATAGATTAGCCTTTGGTAACTACACAGAAAATTACAACATAATTGAAGATCCTAAGTTTGAAGTTGGAGTTGTATCTAACAACATAGCTAACGAGCAACCTTCTAAATCACTAAAATCAATAAGAAAGTACCAATTAGGCGTTGTTTACTTAGATGAGTTTGGTAGACAAACACCTGTATTTTCCGATGACACCGCTGTTGTTTCAATAGATCAAATACAGTCTAATAAAATAAACAAGATACAAGCCAAAATTACTACACCTGCGCCAAGTTGGGCAACTCATTTTAAGTATTACATCAAAGAAATATCTAATGAATATTACAATTTAGCTATGGATAGATACTACGAAGCTGAAGACGGTAATGTTTGGTTGAGTTTTCCTTCGTCAGAAAGAAATAAAGTTGATGATGAAACGTATTTAATACTGAAAAAGAAGCATACAGAAAACACTTCTGTTTATAATACCTCTGGCGGTACAGTTAAATATAAAATATTGGATATATCAAACTCTGCACCTACTTTTTTAAAACAAAAGAAGTTTAGTTTAGGTGTCACTAGTGATACTGATTTATTTGATGTAGATTCAGCAGGGTTTCCAACTGAGGGATTTTTGTCTTTTAAAATAAAAGGCTCTAAAATTGGTGTATTTAAAGACATAAACACATCGAGCGTCGCAGATAAGTACATTAGAATATCAAGTTCTAACAATACGTCTAATTACTATAGACTTAGCAGTGTTGAGGTTACAGACGCAGGTACAACTGGAGTTTTAACTGAAGCTGCAGATACTTGGAAGTTTAACTTAGTTAGCGCTTTTGGTAAAGATATAGATTTTGTTGGAACTAATAGCGACAAAACACAAAATCTAACATTAGAAATTTTTCAAGAAGAAATTGATGAAAACAACCCTGAGTTTGTAGGTAGATTTTTTGTTAAAATACCAAGAGATTCAATATTAGATGATAACATACTATCACGCGCTGTTAATAAAAACTATGTAATTAAAAACGCGCAGAATATATTTGAAATAAACACAAGTATAAACACAAAAGAAGAGTACGCAGGTACTCAGCTTTATGCTATTGATAGAGCAACTGGTTTTAACGTTGATAATTCAAGCTTAACTGGTGGTAAAGGTGCTAAAAAAGGTAGTAAAAACATTGAAATAAGGTTAATTGAAATAGGTCCAGATGGTGACACTGGAACATTATATCCCAACAGGGTAAACTTAACAGCAAACGCTGATTTAGACGCACAATTAAGAACAAATGGTACATTACTACGTTTCAAGTCAGATATTGACCAGGACGTATACAAGATTGTATCTACGAGAGTTACGCGTGTTTATAACTGGGGTAAGGGGCCAATACAAAAGAAAAAATCGTCTAATCACGGCTTGCGATATAGTATAACGTTAGATAAAGAGCTTAATTTTTCACCACAAGATTCAACTACAGTTAGTGAAACAGCAGCGAGCGGTACACCTACTGTATTAGAGGTTGTAAAAGAATTAGTTAATGAGGAGACATTTTCTAGTGATAGCCCAGCTATATTTGAAACAGAGCCAAAACCAGCTGTAGATTTAGATTTATACTATGAAACTAGTAATACATATTTAATACAAGATTTAGCTGC